TCATTCTTTGATCGACGCATACCGGTCGAGGGCGTCCAGCCGTTCGGCGGCGTGGTCGACGATCGGCTCGGGATAACTCCCGGGTCGGTCACCGGTCGGCTTGTGCACCTTCTTTCCTGGCACTGACCGCAGTTCGGGAATCCAGCGTCGGACGTAGTCGCCCGTCGGGTCGAACTTCTCTCCCTGCGTGGTCGGGTTGAACACCCGGAAGTAGGGCGAGGCGTCGGTTCCGCAGCCTGCGACCCATTGCCATCCGTGCTGGTTGGACGCGAGGTCGCCGTCGATGAGGAAGTCCATGAAGTGCCGGGCGCCCCACTGCCACGGCAGGTGGAGGTCTTTGGTGAGGAACGACGCGACGATCATCCGCACACGGTTGTGCATCCAACCTTCGGCCGCTAGTTGACGCATCCCTGCGTCGACGATCGGATAGCCGGTCCGGCCCTCGCACCACGCTCGAAAGGCTTCCTGGGCGTCGGACCCGGTGTCGTGCGGCATCCGGCGGAACTTCTCGTTGAACTCGATGTATGCACTGTCGGGACGGTGATGGAGGACGTCGGCGTAGAACTCGCGCCAGCACAATTCGCTGCGGAACTTCGCCGCTCCGTCGTCGGTGCGCGACCTCATGTCGTGGAGGAGTGTCCGCGGGTGCAGGCATCCAGTCTTCAGATACGCCGACAGCCGGCTGGTTCGGTCGAGGTCGGGGCGGTCGCGGTTCGTGCCGTAGTCGGCGAGGTCGTCGGTGAGGAAGTCGTGCCACCGGTCGAGCGCGGCAGTCTCCCCCGCAGGCGCGAGTGGCTTTCCGGCCGGCCGCGGCACGTCCTGCCTACCCTGCATTCCTGTCGGGTCGAGCCATGCCAGAGTCGTGGCGTCACTCGAAGCGGGCAGTCGCCAGCCGTGCTCGTGCCACGCGCGCTGGTAGGGGCTGAACACCCGATACGGCGTGCCGTCGCCCTTCACGACGCGCCCCGGCGCGACGGCGTACGGCGACCCGGTACGCACCAGCGGCGTCGTGCCGAGCGCGGTTTCCACCGCCTCGTCTCGCCGACGTCCATACGGCGAGAAGTCGGCCGAGATGTGGACCGATCCCGCGCCGATCTCATCGACCAGTCGCGGCAGCTCCACTTCGGGGTCACCGTGCAAGATGAGCAGTCTGCCGTCCAACGACTCGTTGAGCGCGGCCAAGCAGCCGAGGAAGAAGTCCGTGCGAGGTCCCGGCCGAGCCACCTGATCGTCGAGGACGAACACCCCGACCGCCGTGTCCGCATCGGCGGCGGCCGCCGTCAACGTCGGCAGATCATGCACGCGCAGATCGCGACGGAACCAGACCACCGAAGGGTTCGCTCGAGACTCGATAGGACAACTCCTGTCTGTTCACGACATGCTCTGCACCATCCACGGACCGCGTTTGTTACGGTAGTCCTCGCGCAGGTCACCCTGCGCAGCGCCGATGTAGTTTAGTGGTAGAACATCAGCTTCCCAAGCTGAGAGTGCGGGTTCGATTCCCGTCATCGGCTCCAGGTCAGAGGGGATTTCGTCTTCGACGCTTACTCCTACCATTACTCCTATGGGGCATTGTCAGTCCCTCTTCCGTACCCCGAGCTGCCTGCCGTACTCGGCGAGGTCTGCCCGCACACGCTCGATCGCGGTGACGTCCGGGGTGAGGCTGACTGGGCGCGTAGCCTGTTCGATATGACCGCACCTCAGCCCAATCCGTACCAGCAGCAGCCGCAAGGCTACGCACCTCAGCCCGGCTACGCTCCGCCGCAGCAGGGCTACCAGCAGCCCTACCCGCCGCAGGGCTACGCCCAGCCCGTCTACCAGCAGCCGATCCAGCAGGCCGCCAGCGGAGCCCAGTACGTCCGCCAGCAACAGGGCCATTCCATCATCAAGCACATCCTGTTCGGGTGGGTCACGATGTACATCTACACGATCTACCTCGCGGTCAGCCCGAATCACTACTTCCACGCCTGACGCCGGAACGCAGAAAAGCGCCCCAACCTCCGAAGAGGTTGGGGCGCTTTTCAGTTCACGATGCAACGAGATGCTACGGGTCCTCCGGGTGGTGCTTCGCCGCGATCGCATCCTGACGATCCAGACGGACCGCGAGCTCGTCGAGCCGACCCGCGAGCGCCTGATCACCCGCACGCCGCGCGACGCGATCCTCCCGGACCTCCGCACCGATCGTCTCAACGAGCGCCTTAACCTCGCCGACCGCGTCGGACACGTCGTCGAGGTCATACCGCATCGGCCGCGGATGCGAGTTGACCGTCGACTCGCGGATCTCCTCGATCGTCTTCGCCTGCTCCTCGACCTGCTTCGCCGTCTCTTCGTGCCGGACGCCACCCTTTCGGGCGATCACGATCGCAGTGACGCCTGTGACGGCCGCCGCGATGAGCGCGGCGGCGTTGTCGATGAGTCGAGCGACAAGATCGAAGACGCTGTCAGCCTGGGCCTGCTCCGCAACCCACACCGACCACGCGCCGGTCACTCGCGGTCCTTGCTGAGGATCGGGGTGTGCCACGCGGCCATCGTCGAACCACCCGACCCGAGGAGTGCTGCAGCAACGGCGAGCCACAGCGAAGCCTGCGTGTCGGCGATCAGCCCGTAGGCGACGGCGACCGGAACGAGCGCGGTCAACAGAACGTAGATCCGCGCACGACGTGCCGGCGTCAGCCTGGGGAGCTTCATGCGACCACCCGCCGATCACGCACGAGCGCCTTCAACTCATCGATCGCGGCGCCGAACAAGATCTCCCGAGATCCTGCGCCGTCCGCGTTGTCGATGACGACGACCGGCGTCGCGACGGGTCGATCGGGTGCGCATGTTTCGTGGAACTCGCGGACATCAGCGAGCGCCTGCTCGTCCTGCTGAACGTCGCGGACTTCGAACGGGATTCCGTGCTTGGTCAGCATCTTCTTCATGACCGCGCACGGTCCGCAGTTCGGCTGCGAGTAGACGACCGCGGAGATCACTTCTTCACAACCTTCGAGACGCCGGACGGATCCCACACGAGGTCTGCCTTCTCGAACTCCTGGATGCGGCCGCCAGTCCCGTTGTCGCGCTCGTCCGACGTCGGCCAACCGAGCACGGGCTCGTAGCCATCACGGGCGAAGCGTTTGAAGATCTCGCCGCCCACCGGATGCCCGACCTCGCCGTCCTTTCGGTAGATGACGGCGCGCTCGAATGCCTGGATGACGCCACCGTTGATCGTGGTCGCGACGTTCACCGGGTAGCCGTAGACCTTCTCCCAGCCGTGCTCGCCCCACGTCTCGAAAATCGCGTTCGGGATCGCGAATGCGCCTGTCACCGCAGTCCAGTAGACGTAGCCGCCGGCAAACTTGGCGAAACGGCCGCGACCACCAGGCGTCGACTTCTCTCCGACGGTCTCGCGGGCGCCGAGCCACAGATTCTTCGCTGCGCACTCGTCGATCCGGTTGATGACCGGTGCCGGCGGGGCGGGTGCGAGGTAGCTGCGCAGGTCAGCTTCGAAGACGTCCCACGGGAAGTTCGGGCCGACGTCGGTGTGGTTGCCGATACCGAGGACGGTCGTGACGAAGTTGTGGTCGCTGATGCAGGCGATGTCGCCCTTGCGGTATGGGCGCGACTGGACGACGGCCCGCAGGTAGGGGTACTTCTTGGCGTCCTGCGCGAAAGTCCACGCGGCGATGCGGATCGCGTTGCGGAACTTCGCCAGCCACACCTCGCGCGACTGCGCAGCCCGGGACCCGGCGAAGCAGAGGTTGATCGACCGGTTGTTGGCGTCGAGGACCGCCCACGCGCCGTAGTCGGTGTCGACCATCGCGACGAGCGTCTTGTCGTCTGCGATGTAGTGGTACGAGAACGCACCGGAACTGTTGCCGCTGCGGACGAGGTTCTCGGCCGTCGCCGATCCCTCCTCTGTGTGGAGGAAGAAGTACGGCACTCGGGCACCGTTGCGTGACTGGCGGTTCGGCCCGAGCAACTCGAGGTACCGGAATGTTGGCTTGCTCATGATGTTCCTCCTGGAATGCGAAGGGCCCCGCCGGTGAGCGGGGCCCGTTGGGTGGATAGTCGGAAGGTCGTCAGTCGACGATGTAGCGGAGCTGCCCCGTCACCACGAGGCCCTCCGTGTACTGGTTGACGATGCGCGGGTACCCGGTGTCCGGCTGAGCCGGAGAAGACGCCGCCGACCGCCACGCCCTCATGCGGACATCCACCGACGACGACGCAGCGAAGATCAGTCCCGACGTCGAGCCCGACGAACACAGGACCTGTGCTCGCCAATCCATGAGCCCAGTCGCTGGTGTCGCCAGATGTGCCGGGCACCAGCGGTCAGTCGTGTACGTCCCGACCGGCGCGGGCAGCGCGACAGAGATGTTTCCCCACCGGAAGTCACTGCCGGAGGTTCCTTTGCGGATCTCGAACTCGCCGTACAGCATGTTCCGGATGATCTTGTAGCGGCCGACCATGATGCCGCCCGTGCCCAAGACGACGTTGCCGCCGCCCGCCGACGTGAGCTGCGGAGCCCATGTCGACCACGGCTGCAGATTCGACTCGATGATCGACCACGAACCGTCGGTGAGTCGCCTGTACCGCCACGCGTTCGTGTCTGTGACGAGCTCGGTGCCGACCGGTGCGTCGACCAGCTGAATCCATTGCGCCTGCAGCGTGTGCAGCGGGCCGCCCTTCCCTCCGTACGGGGCGATCGGGAACACCGCAGACCCGGTGAGTTGACCGGTGTTCGGTGCCATACGCACGACGGCGAGCGGAGCCTCGTAGACGGTGCCCGGTGTGCGCGTCGGCGTCGGCGGGTTCACCGCGCCCGGCGTGCCCTGCTTGATGTCGAGGACCGCTGTCGACGCGCCGAGGCCCGCCCACACCAGTCGCAGGACCACCAGATCGAGGCGGACCTGGCTGCCGGTGTTCGCTGCGAGCTGCAGCTGCCGGGCCGCCGTTTCGACGGTGGACACACCGCAGACGAGTGCACTGCCGGCGGCGACCTGGACGGTCCGCTGCAGGCCGGTGACCGCAGTGACCTTGAAATCGTCCGGGGTGCGGACCATGAACGGGACACCCGCGCGCGCCCACCGCCCTGCACCGGTCGACTCGGTGACAGTGCCTTGGGTGCCGAAGTAGGTGATCGCCATGTCAGACCACCGAGTACAGCAGGCTGATGACGATGACCTTGGGGTTGGATCTCGCGCTGCCGATGAGCGGGATGCCCTTCCCGGTGCCGTTCGTGGAGTCGGTGGCGCGCATCGGCTTCATGCGGCAGTCCGCGCCCGACGTCGGCGAGTACATCAACGCCGTGGTCTCGCCGCCCTTCACCAGCGCCTGGATCGGCCAGTCCATCAAGCTCTCATCCGTGGTGTACAGGTGGCCTTCGAGCCACCGGTCGGCGAAGTTCGTGTCCGGCCCATAGCCAGGTGGCATGTCGATCGTCAGGTCACCGGCACCGAAGTTCCACCCCGCCGACCCGGTGCGGACCTCGATCTCACCGATCAGGAACTGGTCGACGACCTTGAACCGGCCACGTCGCACACCGCCGGTGCCGAGGCTCGCTGTTCCGGCCTGGACGTTGCCGTCGCCCTTGTAGCGGATGATCGGGTCGAAGTACTTCCACGGGCTGTTGACGTCGGTGACGAGCGTCCACGAACCATCCGAATTGCGGCGATACGTGCGCGTGGTGCCCTCAATCGCCATCTCCGCCCCGGTCGCGCCGTCAGCGATCGCACAGTACGACTCCTGCGCGATCCGCATCCGGCCACCGAGGCCACCGTAAGTCGCGACATTGAAGATGTTCGGGCTGGTGATCGTCGTTACCGACGTGCCGACCGACACGACAGCCAGCGGCATCTCGTACGTCGCCCCTGCTGAGCGGGTGAGCGTCGGGAGGGTGCTCGACCCGGACGTCCCCTGCTTGACCACGATCGACACCGCCGACGACGGCCCCGCCCACACCACGCGCAGCACGACCACGTCGAGCCGCGTGCCGCCAGAGTTGGCGGCGAACGTCAGTGACGTCGCCGCGTCAGACTTCACGGTCACGCCGCACACCTGCGCGGTACCGGCGGCGACAGACACAGTGCGGGTGCCTGCGGCGGTGGTGACTCGGAGGTCGTTCGGGCCGTCGACGAGTGCGGGCGGCGCGATCCGGAGGAACCGTCCGGCCTCCTGCGACTCGCTGACCGGGCCTTGGAACCCGGCAGTGGACATCACCATCAGCGTCTCCTTCGTTCTGCGGCGACGTTCGCCGCGAGTTTCCGCACCGCCTGGACCACGACGGCCTCGGGTGGTGGGGTGGGTGCGCCGATGCGCGGCGTGTACCCGACTTCGCCGTTGTCGCTGGCAGCGAGCTTGATCTGGCTGATCGGTGACCGCCAGTCGATCCCGGCGACCTGCCCGCCTGCGAGGTCGCCGAGTTGGTAGTCGTCCCACGCTGACCACGGCATCGCGTCCTCGACGGTGAAGTTCGCTGTGATGCCGCCCCGGACGCCGGCGAGAGTTGCCGCACCCTTCGCCACCGGGTCTGAGGTGCCGGCGTCGACGTAGATCTCGGGGAGCCCGTACTTGCCGAGGCTCGCCGCCAGGTCGTCATCGCGCAGCTGTGTGTACTGCTTGTTCACGCCGTCGCCGGTTCCGCCGATCGTCGCAGTGTGCGCCGTCGGCGCAGTGAACGTCAGGTTGCCCTTGACCAGTTCGGCTTCGTCCCACAGCAGCCACGGCTGCACACGCATCGGGACCGCATCGACGATGACGGTGCCCGGTGCGACGCCGGAGTCGGCGAGTGTCGGCGGCGGCTCGTCGCCCGGGCCGAGCGTTGTCACCGTCAAGCCGAGGTTCGCGGCGGCCAGGGCGTCCTCGATGAGTTCAGCGACGGTGTCCATGCGCGCTTTGATGGTGACGATCGGCGACGGGTCCGGGTCAGGTGCCGGAGCGATGACGATGGGGACGCCGGTGCGGACGACGATGTCGGCAAGGATCGCCTTGATGACGGTCTCGGCTGGGCCGGTGCGGGTGTCGAACTCGGCATAGCCCTGCTGGTTGAGCGTGCCGAGCGGGTTCTGCCGAGCCAACAGGGCCTTGAGCCAGATCCAGTCGTCGACGAGCGTCAGCTCCATCTGCCACGACCCGCGGTTCCGGTCCAACTGCAGGTCCATCTCGGTGACTCGGCCGGTCCACGGGCGCCGGTGGTCGACGCGCGCGAGAACGACCTCGTCGGTCAGGGCTGCGATCTGACCGAACAGCGGGTGCAGCTCGGGGACGATCACGCTGCCGGTGCCGACCTGGTTCCACGTCCACACCACATCGAGGTCGGTGTAGGGCAGTTCCCCGATGAGCCGGTTGTCTCGGTCGGCCAGCGACAGGATCGGCAACATCATCAGTACGCCCCCAGGAACATCGGCTCGAGGGTGACGCGCACGTTCGATCCCGGACCAGCCGAGGCCATCTCGACCACGAGCGGCACCTGGTCACCAGCAGGGACAGGCTCGAAGCGACGGTTGTCGAGCTTGTGCCACGCCCGCGCCCCCGACTCGTCGAGCACGTCGCGGCGGATCGGGTTCGTGATGATCGTCAGCCGCTCGCCGTCGCCGAGGAACGGGACCGCCGTCGTCGCACCAGGCGTACCAATCGTCGCCTGCACCGGGCCGGTGATCTCCCACGTGAGCCACGAATCGACATCACCGGGGTTCGCGATCTCCACGCCCGACGACGAGTTGTTGCCGGCCGAGATCATCAACGGTGGCCCGACGCCGGTCGCGCCGCCGTAGTAGTCCTCCGTCGCGACCTCCTGATACGGGAAGTCAATCGGGACCGGCTGCCCCTTCCAGAACGGTTCATCGTCGACCAATTCGACGTCGTACTCGACGAGACCGCGGATGTCGGGCATCTTCGTGAGCTTGTGCCCGATCGACTCCAGGCGCAGGTCCAGCCACCGCGACTGCCCATCAGCAGTGCAGGTGAGCCTGCCTGCCGACGTCGGCGACACACTCGCGCGGACACGACGATCCAACGTCCGCCACGCGGCCCCTCGACGGTACTGCCCGCCGAGCGCGGCGACCTCTGCAGATGCGCGGGTATCGCACACCTGCAGAGTCGCCTCCACCGTCGCAGGCTTCCACCGTGTGCCGTTGTAGCGGCGCCCGGCCGGAGTCGGCGTCGTCAGCTGCTCGAAGTCCGGAAACAAGATCCCGTCGATGCCTTCGCCGAGGATGACTCCGGCAGTGCCGTCGAGCCAGTCCCACGTCGACCCGTCGGGGCCGGTCCAGTCGAGCCGGACACCACTATCAGACAAGAGCCACCTCCTGGCGGATCGCGCGACGCACCGACCGGCGAGTCGACGCGGACTGGGCATCAGGGTCGACGAGCCACTGGTTCTGGACCTGCTGGCCGACATAGGTCGACCCGGCACGCTCATCCTCAACCCACCGCTGCGCGATGCCGACGAACGCCTCAGACTCCGACGGTGTCAGCACCGCTTCCGGCTTACGGAAGCCGTTGTAAAAGGCGTTCACACCCGGGTCCATCCAGCCACCCTGGTCATACCCACCCGCACGGTCGTACGCCGAGGCGAGCGACCCGTACCGCGACATCGCGTACCGCATCGACGACGCGACGTTCGCCATCGGATCCCAGATGTCCGGCGACAGAGCAGGGTCACGGAACGCATCGAACGTGGGCTGGATGACCTGCATCAGTCCCTTGGACGGCGTCCCGTTCTTGGCGTTGATGTCGTAGTTGTTGATCGCTCTGGGGTTACCGCCGGACTCCTGGTTCATCCGGCGCAGCGTCCGGTCGGCGTTGTCTTCGCCGAGCCGGTACCGCATCAGAAGAAGTCGGACGAGCGGCCGCCACCGTTCGACACCGGCGCCGCCTGGATCGGCGAAGCTGGTCGTCTCCTGGATCAGCTTGTCGATCTTCTTGCTCGTCGAGTCCTTCAACCGGGCGGCGACCTTCGACGGGTACTCGTCGATCGTGCCGCCCGCACCGCGGTATCCGGCTGCCGTCGCGGTGATCCTCTGCCACGCGGGGCCGGTGATCGACGAGACGATGTCGCTGAGGGACCGGCCACCGCCGCCGCCGGACACGAACGCTCCGTTGACCACCGGCAGGTGGTAGCGGGTCGGGAACTGCGAGTGGTCAGCACCAACGGCCGGTCCGCCGAACGCGACGTTTCCGTGCGAGCCGCCGGATTCGACGTTGACTGCCGGGATGCCTTCGACGCCACCGATCGTGCCCGCCGTGTGGCCGCCTGCTGGTCCGCCGTTGAGGACGCCGACGGAGAAGCCTGCCGCCAGACCACGGATGAAGCCCTGCGGGCCGGACGCCTGCTGACCGTTTCCGCCGCCGTTGAACGCCATCGTCGCCCACTGCCGAGCACCGTTGCCGCCCTGGATGACGTCAGCGATGCCCGACATGTAGCCGGAGCAGTCGGTGCCGCCCGCGCCGTCGGCGGATCCGCCGAGAACGTACGGGCGTCCCGACCTGGATCGGGCCCAGTCCCAACCGCGTTTGAGGGCTGCCCACGCCGGTGTGCCCTTCACGACGCCGCCCGCGGCCAGACGCTGCGGCACGTCCGACAGTCGCCAGGACGCCGGAAACAGTCCCTGCGGATCCATCCCGCCGTTGATCTTCGCGAGGTTGGATTCACCGAATCGGTCGACGACCTTCTTCCGCATGACGAACTCGCCGGGCATCAGCAGCGCGGGAATCGAGTCCTTGCCCGCCTTGGCGCCGGGAAGGGACGGATCGACGTAGCCACCGGTCGCGAACCGCACCGGATACTGGTTCATCCGTGTCGTCCCGAGCAGATCCGAGACCGAGTTCCACATGCCGACGACGCCGTCATTGAACACCGACGTGATGGTGAACCGGACTGGAGTGGCGGTGGCCTCTCGGATTCCGGACCACTGCTGGCCGATCATTCCGACTGCGGGCCCGAACGTCTGAGCCGTCTGCCAGAGCGCGTTCCGAGCTTCGGCGAAGGCAGTGTTCATCGGGCCGGCCTGCACTGCGCGGATGTTCGCGCCGGCCGCGGCCCACTGCGGGTTGATCGTGCCGGTCACCGCCGACACGAACGCCGACCCGGTCTGCGTGAGCGAGGCGTTGACCGCTGCGAGCGACGGCGAGATCGTCCCTGCCTGCACTGCGGAGATCGTCGACCCCAGTGCGCTCATCGCCGGGCCCGCGATCGTCCCGAGCTGCGTGGTCGCTGTCAGTGCGAGCGACGTCAGCTGCGACTCGACGCCGAGAAGCGCCGGGCCGATCAGCCCGGTAGCCGTCATGACCGTCTCGCCGAGTGCTCCGACAGCGGCGCCAGCCACTCCGGCACCCGCCCCCGTCACACCACCACCAGCCGGGGCTGCCGCACCAGGACCGCCAGTGGCCGCCGCCTGCTGGCCGGTGTTCCCGGCGATCGTCGACAGCAACGCGACCATCTGAGCGAACGGATCACCCGACGGCGCAGCCGGTGCCGACGTCGGCGTCCCGACAGCACCGCCCGAGGCGAACGCTGCAGCGACCTGCGGCTTGAACAGACCGGAATTGACCTGGTTCATGAAGTCGAGGCCGTACTTGCGGACAGCCGCGGTCTTCATCACGAACTCGCCGTTGGACAGCATCGACGGGATCTTGTCGTCCGTCGGGCCACCCGCACCACGAACAGGTCCACCCGACGCGAGGTACGGGATGTCGGGCGTGTCCAGCGACTGCCCGCCGATCTTGAAATCGTTGTCGCCCGGCAGCGGGTTCGGGATGGTGATTTCGGGGATCTTGAAGCTCAGGTCGTTCCACTTTCGGACGACCCAGTTCACCGCCGACTTGAACCCGTCCTTGATGCCGTCCCACAATCCGGACGCCGCATCGCGGACCTTCTGAGGCAGGCCACGGACGAAATCGACTACGGCAGTGAACTTCTCGACGATCCAGTCTTTCGCCCGACCGACGCCGTCCTTGATCATCTGAATCGCCATCGACATCATCGGGCCGAGGTACTGGAGCTTGTCGGTCAGCTTGCCGACCCACTCACTCACCTTCGAGATGATCGGAATCAACACCTTGAGCTGGTTCTCGATCCACGACGCCATCAGCTTTATCAGCTCAGTCAGGATTGGTGCCCACAACTGGAACTGGACCATCATCACCGGCAGCAACTTCACTGCGAGCTCAACCAGCACCGGAAGAATCGGGAGGATCGCCTGCAGCAGCTGCATGAACGCGTCGACCATCGGCATCATCAGCGGAGTCATCTGCTGGATCGCCTGCGTCAGCGCCTCGCCGAGAATCTGGCCGACTTCGGCCAGGATCGGTGTCAGTGCCTCGATCACCGGGCGTAGTGCCTCGGCGAGTTGCGCGATCAACGGGGCGAACGCATCGAACAGTTGCCCGGCGATCGCAATCATCGGCGTCAAGATCGCTGAGACCAACTCAAACAGCGGCGGCAGCAACGGAGCGAGCGCACTCAGCGCCTTACTCAAGTTCTCGGCGATCCCCTCGAACACAGGCGCGACGATCGGGAGGATCTGCGCGAGCACCCGACCGATGGTCTGAATGCCCTGCGACAGCGGCGGGAGGATCGGGATCAGCGCAGTCGCCAGCGCCGAGATCACCTGCCCGAGCACCGGGAGGATCGGCGTAAGCGCCTGCGCGAAAGCAGCACCCAACTGACCCAGCTGCGGCGCGATCATCACAAGGGTGTTGCCCAGCGTCGACAGCAGCGGAGTCAACGCAGGCAGTACCGCGTTCCCGAGAGTCGTCAAGGTACGGACGACGTCGCCGAGCAGCGGCCCGATCCCGGACTCCAGGAGCACGCCGAAGTTCTGGAACAACTGGGTCATCGCGCCGCTGTTCGACAGTTCGGTGAACGCCTTACCGATCTCGCCGAAGATCGCACCGAAACCCTCACCGAGCTGCGTCGCGACCGGAGCCGCAGCAGCACCGAGATCAAGGACGCCCTGCGTCATGTCGAGAATCCCCGACTTCGCGCCAGCGATCACGCCAGCGGTCGCGGAGAATGCGAGGCCGACCTTGTCGACATTCGCAGGCTGCTGCAACAGCCCAGCCATGCCGTGCGCGACACCGTTCATCTCGGTCGCGATACCCGTCAGACCAGTCTTGAGGACAGGAAGATAGGTCGTCGCCAGACCCTGGATCGACTCGGCCGCACCCTCGAACAGCGCGTCCTGCGTCGCGAACTTCACTTCCGTCCACGCATCGCTCATGCCGTGGACGGTCTCCACGAACGCACGCGCGTTCGGCGACAACTTCGCCAGCGCCTCCGCGACAGGATCCTTCCCGCCAGCCGCAGACGCCGTCGACTTCATCGCGTCCGCGAGAGCACGCTGAGCCTCGACGACCTGATAGTCGGCATCGGCGATGGCCTGCTTGGCCTTGACGACCTGGTCCGACCCCTCGACACCCTTCTTGTTCGCCTCAGCCGTGTCCGCCGCGAGTCGCTTGCCTCGCTTGACGGCTTCCTCCTGACGCAGAACAGCCTGATCAAGCGACAGTTGGGCCTTCTCGCGGTCACGCTTAGTGGCCTTCGAGTCGTTCTTGGTCTTGGCGAGTTCGTCGCGGGCGTCGGCGACAGCGATCGCCGCCTCACGCTCGTCGAGAGCCGACTGCCGCAACGACATGTTCATGTCGTCGATCTCTCGGCGCGCATCCTTCCGAGCGCGCGTCAGATCCTCCTGGGCCTGCTTCGACCCACGCATCGCAGTCTGCACACTGTGCTCAGCCGACGCGATGGCCGACGAATTGTCGACCGCAGCCGCAGCACCACCACCGGCGTCTTTGCCGAACGCCTTGAACGCTTCGCCGATTCCCTTGAGGCCGACCGTGATCGCGCCGATCGCAGGGAGACCTGCAGCGGCCAGACCAGCAAGCCCCATCGCGAGACCACCGACCGCGCCGCCCGCCAAACCCGCCGCGCCACCGATACCGACGATCAGACCCGAGATCTTCGCGACCGACCCAGCAGCACCGCCGATCCGACCCAGCGCCGACGACGTCCCGTTCGCCGACGACGACGCGCGGTTCGACGCCGACGACACCTGGTTGAGGTGCCCGATCAGCTGCTGGAGTGTCGAGTTGTCGGTGTGGACCCGCACGGTGAGCGGATTGCCGTTGAGCCACGCCTGCATCTGGGCGTGCGCGGCACGCACCGATGTCATCGCCGACGACGCGTCCACCTGCAGGCTCGTGTGGATCGTCCCCGACGGCAGAGTCGCCAACGCCGCATGGACAGCGGCTGTGTCCACATCGAGGGACGTCGGGATCGTGACCCGCAGATGCTCGACCTGCGCCCGGAAGTGAGCCGCATCGACCTGCAGCTTCGTCGGGACAGTGACGTTGAGGTTCTTGACCTGCTCACGGAACTGCGCCGCCGACACCGACAGCTTCACCGGGACCGTGACCTTGACGGCCTCGACCCGCGACTTGAACGCCGCAACGTCCGGGACAAGATCGACCGACGCGGTCAGCTTCATCTTCCGCAGATCCGACGACGCCCTCCGATGGAACCCTTCCAGCGACGGGACCAGCTTGATCTTTGCGCTGGCTGCGGTAAAGGTCGCCACTGATCCCCCTGCTGTTCGGTTATTCGCCCATCATCTGAGCGATGATGTCGTCGGCCTCTTCCCGCTCAAGGACGCGTTTGCGTGCGTCGAGCGCGGCCTGTCGTGCCGTCTTCGGACGTGGAGCCGGCTTCACCGACGGCCGTTTGTTCTTCTTCGCGTGCGGCAACAGCGTCGCGACGATGACCTCGCCGAGACGATCGGTGATGTCCGCAGCGAGATCACGCCACGGATCCCAATCCGCCAGATCCGGATTCGGTGCCGATCCGGCCGCCGAGTCGAAGTCCTCGAGCGTGAACTTCTCCGCCCACTCCGCTGCGAGTTCCTCGTCGGAGTCGAGAGCCTTCTTGAACCGCGAGTACCACGGCAGCTGCCACGCGAGGCGGTGAAGTTTGGCCCACGGGTGGACCCCTCGAAAGAAGTCGAGAAGGTCCAACCCGTTGAGCTCGTGCTGGAGGTCGTACTCGAGTTCGTCACCGAACTCGTCGACGAGTTCGACCGTCTCGATCAGTCGTCGGATGGCACGGCCGAGAGCTTCCGCGCTTTTCCCTTGTCACCGTTGAAGTGATCGAAGATGTCCTGCAGGAGGCTGCTGAGAACCGATGCGGGCACGTCTTCGTAGGCGTCGAGGATCTTCTCTGCCTTCTTCGCGCCGAACAGGATCTCGAGCTGTTCGTCTTCGTCGTCGGTGCGCTTGAGTCGGCGCGCCTGTCCGCCGCTGATCTGCTCCACGCGGACGGTCGTGCCGTCGGGCAGGTCGAATTCGACGGGCTCACGCTCTGCCTCTCGTACGCGTGCGTCCCAGCCTGCGAGCTTCTTGGCCATGATGATGTCTCCGATCGGGTGTTACTTGGTGGTGGTCTTGGTGTCCGGCTTCGGAGCCGAGGCGGATGCCGTCGGCTCGGGTGCCGGTGTGGGTGCCTGCTTCGGCACGTCCTTGGGTGCGACGAAGCCACGCGAGAGCGCGGTGTGCAGCGCGGTCGGCGTCTCGCAGACCCACTGTTCTTTGGTCTTCGGGTGGGTGAGGGTGACAGGCAGGTCAGCCATGATGTCCTCCAGGGGACGGTGTCTCCGACTTTGGGCGGAATGTGGTCCGCGCGACGCTCGGAGACGGTGACGCCGCGCGGACCACGATCAGAGGGCTACGGCGTGCCGAAGCCGTGGCCAGCGGTACCGCGAGCCTTGAAGCCCGCGCCGCCGATGAAGAACTTCTCCGAGTAGCCGACGACGGGGTCCGGCTGACCGGTCATGGTGACCGGGAATGCGAACTCGTCCTCAGCCGAGAACGACGACGAGTCGACCTCGGTGATCTGCGCCTTCGGGAAGAAGCGACCGAAGTACGTCTCCTGCGGGCCGCTGCGATCACGGGCGATGATGAATGCCCGGAAGTCGATCAGACCCGGGGTGATCGGGCGAGCGAACGACACCTCGCCGGTGGTCGCATCGACCGTGACACCCGACAGATCCAGACCGAAGTACCGCTCGAACGAGCTGCGCTTGAACTCCTGCAGGGCGTAGCTGATCGTGACGTCTTCCTTCTGGACGTCGCGTCGCGTCGGCGACGCGTAGCCCAGCGATTCGGTCTCGGAGATGTCGCGGTCGGCGCCGAACTCGAAGCCGCCGTCCTTCTTGATCAGACCCGCCGGAACGTAGCCGGTCGGCAGCGCCGACAGGACCGGCGGCTGACCGGCCGTGGCCTCAGTGAGTGCATCGGGGATGTCCGCGTCGGCTGGTCCGAAGAACAGGACCGCGCGGGTGAACTTCATGATGTTGCCGGCGTTGTCCTTCGCCAGCTGATCGAGATCGGCCATGACGGCCCTCCTCAAGGGTTGAGTGAACACACCACGCCGGACAGCGGGGTGCGAGGTGAAAGGGAGTTGCGCGCCTGGCGCTTAGAGCGGCGGCCGCATGTCGATGCGGACCGTCTGGACGACACGACGGTCGTCAGGGTTCTCTGTCGGGATCTGCTGCCCAGCCACCAGGACACGAGCGTGATCGACCCAGACTCCGGCGACATCGCCACCAGATGCGAGAACGTTGATGCGGTCACGGACCTTCGACGCAAGCGCCCACGCCTGCGGACGGTCGACGTGCCAGACATCGACCTGCACCTCCGCGCGGTCAGTCACGCCATCGTCAGTGCCACCAATGCGGGTGACGAGCAAGACCGGCAGGTTCGCCTCGAGGTCGTCGGGCAACCACTTGCACGCGTACCCGAGGTCCGCCAGGAGGTTCTCGGCGACCTGCTCAGCATCCGGGAAACCGACCGCCGCGGTCACGAGCCGAACTCCTTGGCGACGTCCCGCAAGACGTGCCGTGCCTTCGACGTCCGGTTGCCAAACTCGACGGCAGCCGCGTGCGGTGCGGTCGCCTCGACCTCGCCGACCCATCGGCCGTCACGGCCGCGAACGGCCCGAGCAGCCACCGACTCGACAAGATCACCCGTCAGCCGAGGTAGACGCGCAGCGACCGTGATCGCAGCCGCGTCCGCAGTGCTCTGCGCGAACGCTCGCATCCCATTCGACGCGAGCATCCGCGCTACACCCGACCGATCCGGCGTGTAGGCACCTGCCATCAGTCGACCTCCTTGATCGAGAGCGTCGAACCAGGACGCCACCCGGTGAAGGGGGATTCGACAGGCAGCACCCGGCCGACCGCGTTCCACTTCCCCGGGATTCCTCGGATGATGATCGTGTCGTCCGCACCGATGTCGGGCGTGTGATCGAAGATCAACGTCGCCGTCGTCACACTGCGGGGTCCACGGTCCGACGTCTCTGTCGACGCGCCCCACTGGACGCCAACGTGCTCGATGCTGGCCGCCAGGGCCAGGGAGCGGTCGCCGTCCCGGTTGCGGGTGCCTCGCCAGACCTCGACGGTCGAGCCGTGCCGGAACTTCATCAGGCTCCCAGCATCGTCATCGAGGTCGCACCGCGGTTGAGCCCGAGGGCGTCCTCGATCTTCTGCGTGTCGGCAGAGGAGATGTACAGGGCACCGTCGGGGTTGGCGGCCTGTCGGGTCGTCGAGTGCGAGAACCCGAGTGCGGTCTCCGACGCTGTCGTCGACGCCACTCCGGCCTCGTCGTCGTCGACCGACATCGCCCGACGGACCATCGCGCACACGACCATGCGCGCGGTGGCTGCCGCAGCTTCGTTCCCGACGAGCGCCGGGTACCGGTTGGCGAGCATCTCCGACGCGTCACCGAGCAGCACAGCCGCTCGGTTGAGCTCGGTCGAGTCCATCGGGCGCCACCGATCGACGAGGTCGGTGGTTGTGGCGAAGTCAGCCATTGGCCTTCGCCCGCGTCGAGCGGGGCTTGGCCTTAGCCGGGGCCTGCTCAGCGTCGATCAGGGAGTCCACGACGCGGTCACCGACTGCGGCAGCCTGAGCAGCGTCGAACGCCGCGAGGTACTCGTCGTGGATGTCGATCTCGTCTCCACACCCGGCCGTACGCGGATGCCCCTCGACATCCACGTACGACGCGAGCGTGACGACCACGATGCGCTTCATCGCCCTAACCCTGAAGTCCGGTGACCTTGACGACCGAGAACGGGTTTGTCACGACAAACACCGGGCGGACGCTGGACTGCACCCAGGTACGCTCGGTCTCCTGCTCACGCCAGGTCTCCGTCGACAGCGGCTTCTCCAGTCGCTGCTCGCCGACCTGGCGCTCGGCGACGACCCACGCGGTACCGGCCTCGACCTGGTTCGAGGCGATCATGTCGACGCCCCAGTTCGACAGGACATCCTTCCACTGATTGCCGTAGACCGTCTGGAACGCCGACTTCTGCACCGGGTTGACGATCCACAGCGAGAACTGCACACCCAACTCCGCCTCATCAGCGATCAACTGCACCGCTGCAAGGTCGGCGGCAGGCCACCCCTGCGCAGACGTCTGCGACGCACCCGAGGTCACGACCGCACCCCAGTTCTTGCCGACGTACGTCTGCGCGGACGCACCGAGCAGAGCCATCTCCGCGTTCAACACACCGAGAGCGCGGGCGTGAATCTTGCGCTGGATGGTGTTCGCCAGGCGCTGGGTGCCGACCTGGATCTGGTTGTTGTCGTTGCGGTCGCGAGCCTCGTCGGTGACGAAGAACTTGCCACCGAACTTCTCGACCTGCGCAGTACGCGGCTTCTGCCGCTCGAAGTCGACGATCGGGAACTCCGCGCCCGGAGCGACCTGCTGAACGTCGCGGTCACCCTTGACGAACAGATCGTTCTTGGTGAGCTGATCGAACACGACCGCGCCACCGGAGGTGCCTCCGCCGTTGGCGAAGATCCGGTCAGCGAAGTAGCCCTTGAGCGTCAGGTCCGACAGGTACCGCGTGATGCGGGTCGGCTCCTTGAGCATCAGGTCGACAGTGATGTCGTTGCCGGTCAGCGTCGGTGCTGCGAGCGGGTACTGGATTGCGTTGCTCATGTCTGTCCTCCTTCTCAGTACAGTTCGATGAACACGTCGGCGTCAGCGGCGGCGGCGTCGAGGGCACGGCCAACGGCCGCACCCGAGGCGAGCTTGACGGCCTTGCCGCCCGCTCCGACCTCGACCTCATCGCCAGCAGCGAGTACGCCGCCGGCGGTGACGGGCAGGATCGTCTTCGCGCCACGGATCACCGCGACGGTCCCGCCGATCGGTGCGTCGAACGCGGCGACACCGAACACCAGCGCCGCGGCTGCCGCCGGAGCGACCTTGACGAGCTGACCCGCCATCGCGCCGGACACGTTGACGAACGTCTTGCCCTTGACCGCAGCGGTCGGCGTCGCGGAGACGTCGGCACCCGGGCGGTACAGGGGAATGGCCTCATTTGCCATGAGGAGATCTCCTTACTGGTTGGGCAGGTGGTTGGGTCGCCACGCTGCCGGGTAGGAGTCGTCCGCGGGTGCGGGCGACTCAGGTGAAGCTCCGGGCTTCAACGACTCCACCGGCCGGTCGGTCGGGGGCCGCGCAGAAGCCGAGCGTGCGGCGAGCCGCTTCGCCCGGGCTTCCAGTTCCTCTCGGGTGCCGGACCCGAGGAAGTCGTAATCGTCAGGCTCGATGCCGTAGGTGTTCGCGATCTCGGCGATCTGCTTCTGCGCGCGCAGGTCGGCGAGCTCACGCTCGAGCGCCTCGGCTCGCTCGGTCTGACGCTGCAGGTCGGTCTTATCGGCCTCCTGCGCGGCGCGCTGCGCCTCCGCGAGCGGCTTCGCGTCCTGGTATTTGGTTCGCCAGCCCGCGGACTCCTTGCGGAGCTTCGCCACCTCGGCGCGCAAGACTTCCGGCGACGCATCGTCGAGCGACCGCGACGGCTCCGGTTCGGCCGGCGCGGCAGGACTCGGCGTCTCCGGTGCCTGCGGTGCCTGGTCTGCGGGCGGCTCCGTTCCCTCCGGTGACGGTGTCGCGGCGGGGTCGGTGATCGGTGCACTCATGGGTTGCCCTCCTGGGGTGTGATTCGTGTGCAGCACGAGATCCCCGAACCTCGTCGAGAGGGTCGGGGCGGGTATGTGGGTATGAAAAGACCCCGCAACCAGTGGTTACGGGGCCATCAGATAGTGAATGGTGGGAGTGGCAGGGATCGAACCTGCCATGCTTTCGCACCGGATTTACAGTCCGGGTGACGCACCAGCGTCGTCACTCCCGGATGAATGTGACCTCGTCCGCCCGCTCTTTCCGACGGCCGATTATTTCGCGGCTGGAACGGGGGGCCGAGGCCACATCCATAGCCTACGCGTTACTGCATCTCGACTTCAACGAGATTTCCGCGAGTCATTATCCACAGCCCCTCGATCTGCCGTGGTGGGATCCGGTCTCGACGTCGCTCGTTGAACATCGACAACTGTCGGTTCAAGGTGTCCGTGAGCTCACCGTCGCCGATGTCGATCACGAAGTTCTTCTTGTCTGCGTGGGCGTCGCCTCTGCGATCCGCTTTCTCAGCCCGAACGAAGCACTTCGTGATGACGTCAATGATCGAACTCTGCTTTGCCTTGGTGGCCTTGAGTTCGATCTCGATATCGGTTCGCCGGCCTCGCCTGTCTTCACCACCCCCGATCCAAACCGCGTCGTTCGTGGTCTGGCCTTCGGTGCCCAACCTTCGGATCCACTTCAACTCAGCACCGAGTGCCTGCATTCGCTCAACAGATTCAATCTCGTGCTGATACAGCTCTTCGCCGTGCAGATCGATCCCGAGCGCGGCTTGCCGATCGACACGCTCCTGCGCAGTCCACACTGGCTTGCGGTGCGGGTGCGGATGGTCCTTTGTTCCGTACTTCAGATGTGGAGGCCAATTGATTCCGGACTTGTCGTCATCGCCGCCCGCAGCGCTCTTGGTGACCGGAGGGACCGGCGGTCCCGGTGGCTCGCGGGTAGCAGTCCCCGAATCGGCGGCGCCGACGTACGGGTCGAGGTCTCCCCTGTCACGGAGTTCACGGATCCGCTTCTCGAAGTCCTTCCGACCGTCGGACTCGATCCACAGCTGCTCAAGGTTCTCCCACGCGTCCTTGCCGACCCAGTCGTCGTCGATGTCGAAGACGGGGACTATCAGGCAGTCGCAGCCATCGTGGTACTTGCCCTCTTCCTGGTTCTTCCCTCGGCGCTGCGCCGTCTCTTCGGTCTTGTAGATCGGGCCGCGTGAGGCGAGCATCGCGCAGAACCCGCACGACTCGGCACCTGTCAGGACGCGTGCCCATCCGATCGGGTCGCCGGACCGTTCCTCCTCGGCCTCGACAGCGGCCACGATCGTGTCGCGTGCGGCCTGCTCGATGTGCCGGATGATCGCACGGTCCACCCGCAGGTTGACCTTCTCCACCACCGCCGGGTCACGCCGGTTCGACTCGTCGATCTCCACACGAGCGCGCTCAAGCTCAACACCGAGATCGTCCAGGCCCTCAATGACGACACTGCGGGTCGGCGCAACCTCCAGGCCCTCAACCCGCGCCGTCTGCGTCGGCGTGGCGGGGACAACATCCAGGCCGTCGATCCGCACCTTCGACGCCGTCGCCCGCTCCAACACCGCCTCGACCGCTTCACGCGGATAGAACGGTGACCGCCCCGCCGAAACCTGTGGACGGCCAGCGCGAACAGCCTCCCCGTTGAAGAAGTCGGTTGCCAGCTGCGTCGACTCCTCCCGAGCCCGGCGGACCGGGAACAGGATCTTCTGCGCCGCAGCCTCCCGGTGCTCCGGCGTCACCGGGACACCGTCGAACATGAGGATCGACCGCATCTGCTGGCGGACGCGCCGCCAGATCAGATCACGACGGCGCCGATACTCGGTCGGCTTCACGACGTCGGCGGCAACTCAAGACCCGAGCCGCCGTCGAGCATCTCGCGCGCACGATCAGCCTTCTGCCGCGTCCACCCTGGGATGTCCTCCCACAGGGCCTCCGTCGGCACGCCGAGCATCGTCGCGAGCTTCCCCAGCCCGTCGACGGTCTGCGCGAACGATCGGGCCGACTGGTCGCGCCAGAGTACCTCCGAGGCGAAGTCCTGCGCCGACACCATGTCGCCGGCAATGAACGCCGCCGTCCGCAGCACCTGTTCCCAGGATTCGCCGAACGACGTCTCGATCTCGCTGGACTTGCGCTCCTTACCCGTCTCAAGGGCGGCGAGCGTCGCCTCAGAGATGTTGCTGATGCCGTCCAACCCGAGGGCATGAGCCGGGATCTGTGCGGTCGCCGCGAGGTCGCGGATCGCACCCGCCTTCGACTCATGGAACGGCTTGAGGTCCGTCTCGGCGAACTGGCCGACCTTGACGTCCTCGTCCTTGAAGAACCACGTCTCGCTGACGGCCTGCCGGAACGCTTCACGCTCATCCGACGGCATCCAGCCCATCACGTACCGCTGCTTGAACGCCGCCCAGTACTGCGCAGTGTTGCCCTCAAACACGGTCTGGTCGATGTTCGACTGGATCCCGAGGATCGGCTCGATTATCCCGAACTGCTCCTCGCCATCGAGGAGCATCCGGTCACGGAACCGCACCACCGGACACACACCCACACCGTGGGCACGGCCCTCGATGTAGTCGAAGTTGTCGGCCGACTGCAGCGCCGGGTCCTTCCAACCCATGCCGGACACGTTCGGGGCGCGCTTCGCGCCGATGAAGTGCACCTGCTCCTCGTCGTAGACGCGGATCTGGTTGCCCTTCACCTCCAACGCCATGATCGGCCAATCCGAGTCGACTGGGCCACCGCCGGGAGTCCACTCCATCGGCTCGCCGTACAGCGTCGTCATCTCCCGCGGCGACGTCCCGCGCATGAACGCGCCCTCTGCCTTCGGCGCGCCAGCGGGCGCCATCGACGGCAGCACCACCACATAGCTCGTGCCGTAGTGCAGCGCCGCACGGTGCACGCCCGTCTGCCGGGCGTCGAAACCGTTCTTCTGCCACCACGCCCACGCCGGTGACGCGTCCTTCGTCGCGGACGCCAGGTAGTTGTCGACCTTCATGCCCTGCGAGAACACGTCCAGGACCAGCGGCAGGAAGTTCCGCTGCGACCGAGCCGCGATCGCCTTGGTTGTCTCCGCCGATGTCGTCTTCGTCGATGCGAACACCTTCGACGATGCGTTCTCGGTGGTCCACGGCTTCATCGCGTCCGCCAGCGGGTCGAGCCGCTTCCGTTCCTCCTCGCGGACCTGCAGAAGGTTGCGAGCTGCGTCGATCGCCTGCAGCTTGTTCACACAGACCTCCTGGTCAGAAGAAGAACGCCTCCCCAGTGCGGGGCTTAGATCGTTTGCCGGACTCTTGAAACTTGGCGCGCGCCATATCGGCGAGGAGCAGGGCTGCCCAGCCGTCGACCTTGCGTGCCGACTCGCGGTGCTCCTTGCCGAAGCTGAGACCGAACGAGTTCAGTCGGCGGCGAGCGTTCAGGACGTGGGTACGCATCAACGTGTCGACAGGGCGACCGGTCGTGAAGCGGACCCTCTCATCAACGACCGCCGACACGAGCGACTCGTTCGCCAGCGTCAGATCGCGCTTCCCGCCGCGCATGTCCCACCCGACCGATGACCGAGGGGACGCCTTGACTGCGAGTTGGTCGCGGAAGTCGATCGACCACTGGTCGACGTACGACTCCCACAGCGCGACGTCGGCGAAGAACCCGACGACGTCGTACCGGCCGAACACGTTCCTCACGACGCCATCGACGGCGGTACGGTCGATCTCCCAGTCGCGGCCTGCCGCTCCGTCGGGGGCCTGCCAGATCCCGATCGGCTGAATCAGACGGTCCTCGACGCGCATCGCGATCAGGGCGGTCGCATCGTCGGTCTTGCCGCCGTCGAACCCCAGCACGATCGTGTCGCCATCGGAGAGACGATCATCAGAGCCGAGCTCGTCGAACACCGCGGGATCGATCAACGCGTCCGCGGTCGCGACGACCTGGTTGTACCACTTGCGCCGCGACTCAGATTCGTCGTTCGACTTGTTCAGAATCGACTGCACGATCCGCCCGTCAGGGTCGGTGTCGAGCCAGACCGAGTCACCAGCGATCGACCGGAGCACAGCGGGTGCAGCGTCGATCGTCAGCGGCGCCGCAGCCGGAGCTTCCAGCGAGTCGTACAGGATCCCGACGTTCACGTTCGCGCGTGCGGCGGCGTCAGCCGCGTCCCGCACCCGCTCGGCCACCGAATCCTCGCCAGGCCGGTACGCGTTGCAGACATCGAGCATCCGTGCCGCGCCATTCTCAGACTTCGCAGCATTACCTTCGATCGCGCCGGCCATCTCGTGGCCCTGGTTCGACGAGTTCCAGTTCTGCGTCTCGTTGCGGATCACCTGAGTCGGACGGCCACCCTCGATCGACAGGAACGAGGCGGTGATCGCCTCGACCTGGACCGAATCGCCGAGCCCCCACAGGTTCAGGCGGCCGATCTGGATGCCGTACCGTGCGCGGGCTTCTTCCGTGACGAGCGTCGGGAACAGCTTCATCGTGTTCTGCGTCTGCCGCTGCGACACAGCGATCAGCTGCACCCACGCCGTCGGATCATTCGCCCCGACAGGAATCCCATCGACCCAGCCGTCGAACACGACCGGACCGAAACACGCCGCGAGCGAGACACACGCAGCAACCGGATCCTTGCCGTGGCCTTTCAGCCGTTGGAGGACCGCCGAGTGATACAGCCACCGGCCACGCTCATCGACCGCGTAGTACCAGAGCAGGAACCGTGCCTGTTCCAGCGTGAACTGCCACGGCTGACCGTGCTTGTCCCTCAACCAGGCGCCGCACCATGCGAGGACACCCCAGCCGAGACTGTGCGCCGGTAGGTGCCAGCCGTCGTCGGTCCACTTCCACGTCGGGCCGACGATCACCGGCGGCCAGTCGACGTACTCGACAGGGCGCGAACGGGCGAGCTCGGCTCGATACCAGGCAATGATCCGGTCGTACTCTGCGTCCGGGCTGACCTCCGTGGTCGATACGAGAAGGCCAGCCATCAGCCCGTGCGCTTACCCCAACGAGCGTTCGCCGCATTCCGCGCCGCCGTCGACCGCCCCTCGGCGGCCGCAGCCTCCACCTCGTCGGGGAGCTTCAACGACTTCAACAGTGCGCCGAGCGTCGCGCGGTGCTGACGCAGCTCCGACACCAGCGGGTTGATCACCGGCTGCCCCTGCGAGCCCTTGACGATCAGCGCCGCCGTCAGGTGCTCCTTCTCCATCTTCTCGATGAGGTCAGCTTCGCGGCACGCATCCTCGAGCGTCCGCATCTCGTCGGCGCGCAGGACGTACTTGCCTGCGATCGAGTTCCACAGCTTCCGCCCCTTCGGGCCGAGCTTCGTAGGCGCAGTAGGTGTCTTCATCTCGGCCTCCAGGACCATGAGCGGTCGGCCACCAGGACCGCCGGAGAGGGCAAAACACAGGAGAGGTCGCACGCAGGCTGGGAGGTGCTATGCGTAGCGGCATGGGTATGGGGCGGCGCGAGGGTGTACCCCCACCCGATCAGTTGTTGGCGCAGCTCAGTGGCTTGTCCTGGCGTACGGAGTTGCAGATGAAGTGCGCGCAGCGGACGTTGGCGCGTGTATGTGGGCCGCCATGCGCGAGTGGAGTGAGGTGGTCGAGCGTGGGCGCTTGGTGGTCGGGGACCTTGGCTGCCCGGTCGACTGGCTGATCGCAGAGGTGGCAAGTCCAGTTGTCACGGGCGAAGATCTCGACTGGGTCGAACGTTTCGACGTCGGTCGCGGCGAGCAGTGCACGTCGGCGCGCGGACTGGCGCGCGTTGTTGGCGCGCACGTAGCTTCGGTCCTTGTACATTGGTCGACGTTCGGCGCACCGATCGTTGTGGAAGCGGCGTCGACACTCGATCGACTGGCAGGTGATTGCCCCGTGTCGTGACACCTGAGTCGTGCAGTACCTGCACGGTGGTCGCGAGGCGTCGACGACTGACTGTCGTACGCGACTGCGTGCGCGACCTTGTGCACGAGAACGCTCGACGTATGCCGGGTGGTCCTGTCGGTGATGCTTGAGCCTGCAGGCTTCGCTACACCACTTGGCCTGTGGTCGCTTGCCTTCGAGTGATGATCCGCATCTGCAGGTACGGACCATCGCGGTGACACCTCGCTCTGGATTAGCCGGGCATCATCCGGTCAAGTGGGTGCGGCCGCTTCGGGAGCGTGCGTTTGGCGGTGCGGATCGCTTGGCCTTCGGCTGCTTCGGCGCGTGTCTTGTGGTCGTGGCAGGTGTCGCAGAGCCATTGGGCGTTGTCGATGGTGTTGTTGCCGCCTCGTGCGGTGTTGCGGATGTGGTCGAGGCGGAGCGGGCAGTTGGTGGCGCCGCAGTGGGCGCATACCTTGGGGAGTTCTTGTTCGGCTCGCTTTTTGACTGCCGCGGGGAATCCGCCGTGGTAGCGGCCGTTGTTGTTCCAGTTGCTACTCATGGCTCTTTGGTGCTTTGTGCATGTGCCTTGTCGCGTGTGCTGGTGTTGCGCTTGGCTGTCACTCGTCGGCCCAGTCGAGGAGGCGTCTGGCGATGGTTCGCGCTTCGTCTTTCGTTGGACGAAACGCGTACTCCTCCATGTAGTGGCCGACGACAATCTCGAGTTGGCCGTCGCGGTTTGTGATGGCGAAGTCGTGGTCGTCTTGGTCGACGAACTGTAGGCCGCTCATGCTGCCCCTTTGTTGTCCTCTGCTTGGCTGGTGTAGAGCGTGTGGTCTGTGGTGGCGAGGCTGTCGTGTTGCCGTTCAGCGAAGCACAGCACGCTACAGTCCGCGAGACGACGTACGCCGCACCGCTCGCAGAATCGCATCAGTTGCTCCGGTGCACGATGATCACGCGCGGGTCTGACGACGCGAGGCGCTTCCCCTCTTGGTGGTCGCCGCTGATCTCGACGGTGCTTATCGACGTCATCTTCCGCGTCCTCCGTCGTGTTGGTGGTCGGTGAACGTGACGCCTGCGCAGGTTTCGTGTGCGCCGTTGTGGCCGTTGTTCTTGGCGCACCAGACGCGGATGTGGTGTCCGTCGTGGGTGGTGCGTTGGTGTGCCTGGCAGGCGCGCGGGTTGGTGACGGCGGTCATGGTGCTGTTCGCCACTGGTGGATGTCGTCTGCTGTGACTTCCATCAGGGCGTCCATGATGTCTGGCAGTTGCAGCGCGGTGGCGAGTTGAAAGAGCGCGACCCAGGCTGCTTCGTTGACGATCTGTGCAAGCAGTTCGTCTGTTGGGACGCAGGCTTCGATGACTGCACCTGAGTCGCCGGGCCAGTGCTGCGGGTCGTCAGTGTCGATCATCGGTACGCCTCGTCGATCCAGACCACGCCGCCGTTGGCGTACCGGTTCGCTTGCTGGGTTGAACGCTGCCCGTGTCGACGTCGCCCGCCACGCACCTTCATCTGCGGGAAGTACATTCGCGTACGAGGCATCTGGCGGGGCATCGGAAGAACGTCCTCTGGCAGCTGCCCGAGGATCATGCGCTCGATCGCAGCCAGCAGTTCAGTACTGCGCTGAGCTACCCGGGCTGGAATCATGCACTCTGCTGCTGTGCTCACGGTTCCTCCAGGCTGAGTCGGACGGTGATGTGGATGCGCAGTCGGCTGAGTGTGTCGGCGGTCAGCCTGTGTGCGATGGGCCGTGCAGCTTCGGCGATCTGGTCGGCGATCCACGCGGTGAGGCTGGTCATGAGTCGAGGGGCAGGAGCCCGCGGTCCGGACAGTCGATCATCGGGCGGCTGGATGGATCCCTCGGGATGAACGTTTCGTGGCCGCATCCGCATCCCCAAGTGACGAGGCCTGCCGCGTTCGCCCGCTTGAGCGCTTCGGCGCAGTCGTGTCCGCAGCAAATCCACGCCATCGTCGCCCCCTCAGTACCTGTGCTGTGTGCCGAAGTATCCGACGATGTGGTCGGCGGACTGGGCTACGTTGCGCGTCCACGGTGCCGGCATCGAGCAGACGGCGTCACGCACGTTGCAGATGTTGCGGATCCGTGGTGAGCGCAATGACGCGCCGCGGTATTTGGAGGTCAGTTCGTCGACGCTGATCACGTAAGCCTGAGCAGCGCGAACGGGTCGTAGCGCGCATACCGCTTCGGGTATGCGCGGCACAGATGTAGAGCGGTTGCGATGACTGCTGCGCGGCAGGCCACGTTCGCGACAGGGTGCTTGGCCCTAGCTCGATCTAGGACTCGACTGAGAAGCTCGTCTGCGTGGCCGCTGCGGATGCAGTACGCCTCGTACCCGGCGATGCTGACGATTAACGAGGTCCAGACGACTGCGCCACTTGGCATGATTGCCTTCGTTTCCGCTCTTGCCTTCTGCGCCGCTCGTAGTCCGCTCTGGACTTCCGACTGCACTCTCGGCAGTGTCGATAGCCGTTCCACACGTAGGTGTTCTCGGCTGAATATGCGTGCCCGGATGGGCAGTGCGTCTTATTGACGTTCACATTCCGCCCGTGACGAATCACGTCTAGTGCGTTCTCTCGCGGAGTGTCATAGCGAAGGTTGCCAGGCACGTTGTTGGTGCGGTCGCCGTCGTTGTGGCAAACCTCAGAACCCTCCGGGCGAGGTCCTATGAAGGCGGCGGCCACGAGTGGATGGACCTCTCGAGTGACCCGCTTGCCGCTTTCTATAGTCATGCTGACCTGCGGGTATCCTCGGGTGGTGCTGACTGTGACTGACAGCTCACGCCCCTGAACGATCCTGTTTCCGATTTGACGAGTGCGGCTTCGGACGTTTCCGAAGTTGCTCACCTCGTGTGTCGGATGCGTGGGAATGGTCCGCCATAGCTCGCCTTCGCGAACTGGATGGTCATCTTGGGGCTGGGCCGTCCCGTGCGCACGCCACCGGCGGTAGTGCTTGTCGCACATTCCTCGAGAGGCATGTGCGCCACTGCAATCGCCGATAGTGCAGGTACGATATTCCATGTCGATCCCCTTCCACGGGTTCGTCCATGCCCCGGGACTGTTAGCGCAGTCGCCGGGGTTCTTGTTCTGTTGTGACCTAAGTTGTGCCCTGCACGCGTCGTGGACCGTGTCCGTGCGCCAGCCCGCGCATGTTGGCGCGTGCAGGGCGGGAGGGTGCGCACGCTCAACCCGGTTTCGGGGAGCGGATACGCGAAACGGGACCGCCGGTCTGACGACCAACTGTCCCGCTACGCGAAGCGTACCACTATGCGATTCGGCCTGCTGTTATCTCAGGGGCAGTGTTTGCGCGGCGTCTCCACCACTCGTCATCTTCGATCAATCGGGTCCACCCTGGATCGGCGGAAGACATGGCCGCGATCAGGTTCGTAACCTCCGTGCGATCCTGGAACCATTCACGCCCGTCGGCGAGGTACGCGGCGAATCGCTTGTGCTCGTACCGCTCACGATCCCTGTCCCCTCTCACGAGGTATAGGACTTCGATGTCGGGCGGGTATTGGGCGAGACGCCTTTCCAGGTTTGTCGAATACCCAATCTTGATTCGCCCACCGGTACGTACGAAGTACACGACGCCGGTTCGTGCCGACTCAACCGCCATGCCCACCCTCTCCCCGAAGAGGCTGAATGGCGCGTTGTGGTCGAGTAGTTCCGGATTCAGCGGGTGGTCATAGTTCAGGTTCTCCTTCGCCCGTTCTGGAACCGGCTCACCTTGAACCATCTCCATCTGCTCATTCACGATCGACCATGTCAGGAGTGCATGTTCTCGACACGCGAGTAGTCCTGCGTTTGCGAACCGGACCGGGACTCGGGTTGAGCAGGCGTGCCAGAAGCAGGTATGCCCTGTCAGATCGTCCGGGCTAACGGATCGTCGGCCTGATGCTCCCCAACTGCTCATGCGATCACTTTCCGTTTCCTCAGTTCGGCGAACACGTCGCCTGCCCGGTAGAGCTTCTGTTCATCGTATGTCGACCCTCTGACAAGAATCGGGTTCGTCTTCCGGTATGCGAGGTCGTGGACTGTCTTCGGTTTGATGGTTGCTCCGAACCTGTCTGCGATGACGACGACGAGTTCGTTGGCTGTGCACAGTTTGTCTTCGAGTTGGTTGGCGAGGCGTCTGTCGTTGACGTCTTTCCGGATGACTTCGGAGCATTGGGCGCAGGTGATTTTGTCGGCGTCGCGGTATCCGTAGAGGTCGCCCTGGCAGATTTCGCATTGCCCTTGGTATTGGCGGAATGCTGGTCTGTCGATGACTCGAAGTACGCGTTTGTGTGCGTCGGTGATTTCGTCTGCGGCGTCTTGTGCGTCGTCGCAGAGTGCGAGTCCGGTGATGTGTTGTGCGAGCCATTTGGCGGCGGGTGCGTTGCGTAGGCGTCCGGGCCACGGGTAGTGGCGTTGTTGGCAGACGGCTTCGATCCAGACCATGAG